GGCTATCTGCCTTCTCTCAAGACAAAACACAAGAAAACTTTAGTAAGGAGACCGAAAAAATGAGCGATGAACAACACGCCATTAAATTGACTGAGATTGAAGCGAAATTAGCGCAAGCCGAAGAAGCCCGCCAATTGAGTGAACAAAAAGCCGTCCAACTTGCCGAGCAAGCCAAGACCATGGGTGAAAAGATCGCCAAAATGGAAGGCGAAGCCCAGCAAAAACGGTTTGCCGAAACCATCCAAGGCGGGGGCAATGCTCCAAAATGGTTTGGAGAAACGGTTGGTCACTTGACCATTATGCAAGCGTTAGGGGAAGGTACGCCAGAATTTGAAGCGTACTGTAAACAGCAACGCGCCTTTGCTGAACAAATGAAGACAAGCGCAATTTTTGCGGAGGTTGGCACAAGTGGCGGTGGCGTATTAAGTGCTGAGGCACGGCTAAACGCCGAAGCCCAAAAGGTACACGTCGCTAAACCAAACTTGACTTATGCCCAAGCGTACAGCGAGGCGTTGACCCAAAACCCGGCATTGTATGATGCCTACGAAAAAGAAAAAGGGGGGAATTAACAATGGCCTTAGAAATTCCTGTTTTTAGCGGTTCTTATAAAACAGCCACCGATTTATCAGCAAAGCAATACTACTTTGTGAAGTTTTCGGCGGCTGATACGGTGGCGGTTTGTGCCGCTACTACTGATATCCCTTGCGGCATTTTACAGAATGCTCCGACCAGCGGCCAAACCGCCGAGGTTATGCACTTAGGCATGAGCAAGGTGAACAGCGACGCGGCATTATCCGCTGCCGCTCTTATCGGTACGGCCGCCGACGGACAAGCCGCCGCCTATGTCGCTGGCACTGATACCACAAAATACAATTGTGGGCAGGTTGTCATTGCAAGCGGGGCCGCCGCCGGCTTGGCTACTGCTTTAATCAACTGTGTCAACCCCAGCCGGTTTGCTTAAAGGAGAAAATAACCAATGGCACAACCTCATTCAAATCAAGTACACGTAAATTCTTTACTTAGCAATGTATCTATCGCTTATCTTCAAAGCATGGATCATTTCATTGCTGACAAGGTTTTCCCTATTTTACCCGTCTCTAAACAAAGCGACATTTATCCAGTTTATACCAAAAATGATTGGTTACGGGATGAAGCGCGGGAACGGGCTGATGCCACCGAATCCTCTGGTAGTGGTTACAACATCGTCAACACCAACACCTACTACTCTAAGGTTTATGCGCATCACAAAGACATCGGCGAACAAATCCGAAGCAATGCAGATTCAACTTTCAACCTTGACCGCGATGCCACCGAGTTTGTGACACGCATCTTGGCTATTCGTCGGGAGCGCGTTTTCGCCACCAATTATATGACGACCGGTCTTTGGGGAACGGACATCACGGGCGTGGCAGGCGCGCCGGGCGCGGGTGAAGCGCGGCAATGGAGCGACTACACCAACAGCGATCCTATCGCAGACCTCACCACCGGCACAACTACCATTTTGCAGAATACAGGCTTTATGCCCAACACCCTTGTTTTGGGTTGGCAAGTGTTCGCCAAATTAAAGGATCACCCCGACGTGGTAGACCGTATCAAATACACCACCGCCGAAAGTGTGACCACCGATATGCTTGCCAAGTATTTTGGAGTGGAGCGCGTGGTAGTTGCCAAAGCGGTCTATGCCTCAAACGTAGAAGGGGAAACGGCCGCCTATTCCTTCATCACCGGCAAAAGTGCTTTGCTTACCTATAGCGCGCCGCGGCCCTCTTTGTTAGCCCCGTCTGCTGGCTATATGTTCGCTTGGAATGGCTTGTTAGGTCAAGGGGCGGGTAACTTGCGAATCAAAAAATTCGCTATGGACAAAGAAGCCGCCGACCGCGTAGAAGGTGAAATGGCTTTCGACTTCAAATTAACCGGCTCTGACTTGGGCTATTATTTTACATCCATTGTCGCTTAGGAGAAACCATGCAAGCACTTGTATTAAAACCATTGGGTGATGGTGTGGAGGTTGGCGGGGTGACTGAAGTTCAGAACCCCCGCCGCTATGCCATCCTCATGCAACAAAAAAAGATTGCTCCTTATGTGGCAATGCCGGACACAACCGAACCAGCAATAGCCGAGCCTATTGTAAAAAAGATAGGGCGGCCTAAAAAAGAAAAGGGGGAAGAAGATGGCGAACCGACTAACTAAAGGCACGGGGCTTTTTGGTAAACTTGTGGCGATTGATTTAACGCTTGCCGGCTTTTTGTTTGGGTCAACCACCAATAGTATCACCGCTTTTGCCGGCGGCGGTCAAGGTTCAGCCGTTGCCCTCACAACCGGTTATAACCGTATCACCGTCTGTGCTACCGCCGCCGATAGCGTAAAACTTCCCGCCGCTACTGCTGGCAAAGAAGTAAAAATCAAAAACAATGGCGCGGCTTATGCGTCGGTTTTCCCTGCTACGGGTGAGGTAATTGATACCCTTGCCGCTAATACTTCGGTGAGTTTGCCGGCTGGGGGCACTATCTCGTTTTATTGTGTAGTGGCTGGAACGTGGGAGAGTTCAAAACTTCATCCCGTTCCCAAATACAGTACAGGAACGACCACGACAACTTTCGCCGCTGGGCAATTGACGGGTGGTTCTGAGGTAACGTACCGAAGCACAGCCGGCACACCCGGCACAATCACCACGCGAACAGCTGCCCAAATGTTTACCGACGATCCTTATGCCCGTGTTGGTGGTACTTACATGCTACGCATTGGCAACACCGCCGCCGGTTCAGCGACAATGACCATCGCCGCTGGTTCTGGTGTCACGTTGACCGGCACAGCCACGGTCTCCGATACATACGTTAGCATTTTCATGGTCACGTATACAAGCGCAACCGCTTTAACTATGCAATACGTAGGGAGCGAGGTAACTGCCTAAATGCTGAAATCATTCCCAATTAAAACACGGCCAGCGAACGGCGCGGCGGGAACGGCAACCGCCGCCGGGATGACCGACGAAAAAGTGAATGGCGTAGTGGTGGGGGTTTACGTTCAATACAACGGACACCCGTCCACTACAACCAGCGTCACGGTTAAGACGCTAGGCTTATTGGCTGACGCGCCGGGTTGTTGCCTCATCTTTGAGGCATTGAACCAATACGCCGACCGACATGCCATTATGTCGCCATTGGGTCACACCATCCACGGACAACCGGGAAACGTTGAAATAAGCGGCGTACCCGTTAATGACTTTGTGAAGGTTGAAATATCGAACGCCAACCCCGGCGACGTGGTTGAGGTTTGGTTACAGGTGCAAATCTGAGATGACTTGGACATACGCAGGCAACCCCGCCGCATCGAATACAGCGGCCGTTAGATTTGAAATAGGCGACACCGACAGCACCGATCCTCTTATCACCGATGAAGAGATCGCTTACTTATTAACTCAAAACGGCACGGTATCCCTAGCGGCGGTAGCGGCCTGCGAAGCGATAGCCGCAAAGTTTGCCCGCATGGTAGATAAAGCCGTGGGCGACTTGCGGCTGTCGGCAAGCCAAAAACATGCCCAGTACCTAGCCCTAGCCGCTACCCTGAAACGGAAAGGCGCGTTAAAAAACGCCATGCCCTACTCAGGAGGGATTAGCATCGCAGACAAACAAGCCAACGAAAGCGACACCGACCGCGTACCGCCGCCTTTTACCATCACTCAGTTTGACGTACCGGGTATTTACAACGGGCAAAGCAACGAGGATGAAAGATGGCGATAGAACCGGACTTTTTGCAGTTAATGGTACAGACTGTTTACATCGAATCTTTCAGTAGTTACAACAGTCACGCCGAAGCCTCATACAATGCCGCTACCCCGTACAGCGGACGAACGGTTAACAAGAGTACAAAAGTTGTGACCAATGAAGGGCTTGAAGTAGTCAGCACTGCCAAGACCTATATTTACGGTTCACCTACCATTACGCCAAAAGACCGTCTAACTTTACCAGACGGCACAAAGCCCAAAATCTTAACCGTGTCGTCTTTTCCAGATGAAAACGGCGATCATCACCAAGTGGTCTATCATTAAATGGCTCAAATTATCGAAGGGATGGACGACCTGGAAAGAAGTTTGGCGCGTATCTTGCGGAATTTGCCCATAGCAACGGCCGCCGCATTGTACCGCGAGGGCGAACAAATCATGGGGGATTCACACGAAGAAGCCCCCGTGGATCAAGGCGTATTGAAAAACAATGGCTTTGTATTCCCCCCAAACATAACAGGCGACACAGTAGAAGTGACGCTTGGCTATGGGGGCGAAGCGGCGGAATACGCGGTAAAACAGCATGAGGACATGACCCTGAGCCACACGCACGGCAAGGCGAAATTTTTGGAAGATCCGGCGACCCGGCGGCAAGCTGGCCTTGCCCAGCGAATAGCCGACGAAGTGGGGCCAAAGTTATGAGTGATACCCTAGACCATATCAGCACCTACCTGGCATCGCTTGGCATTGCAACTGTTGGCACTGATTTATTTTTAGGCACAATGCCGGATACCCCAGACACTTGCACCGCTTTACATGAGTACGCCGGGCCAGCCCCAAATTATACCCATGGCGATTTATTGCCGTTTGAAGAGCATCCCCGCTTGCAAGTGATGACCCGTTCTGCCACCTACACAACCGCGAGAAATAAAGCGGAAGCAATTTATAGAGCGTTGGGCGGGGTGTCTAATTTATTGCTTTCAGGTTGCACCTATTATCGTATCATGCCCTTACAGCAACCGGGATTTATTGGCAAAGACCAAAACGCACGGACGCAATTTACGGTCAACTTCCAAATCAGCAAGGAGACAGGCCCATTATGAAATGCCCTAAAGAACACTGTGAATTTGAAACAGTTCACCCAAAAAACATGTCGGCGCACGTTGCTTTAATGCACCCCGCCACTTTCGGCAATCCCCATGGCCTTTTCTAGTTTCCCGAAAGCCTCCGCTGGGCTTGCCGCCGCTTGCCCTAGTTGTACGGTAGACTCCGCCGCTATGTCGGTGGATTCCTTGTAAGTCGTTCCCATCATTTTGGCGATGGGTATTAGAGCCTCCAACGCCACCACCTTGAAGTCATTAAACGCGGTTACTGCTGGCTGTAACGCTTCCCCCACAAAAATCTTAAACTGCTCAGTTAACGCCGCTATTTTCGCATCACTGGCAACGGCCGTATCGCCCATTGTTTTGGCCGCGTCAGCAGTGCTACCCGCCGCCGTGGTTGCGTTGTTTAGCTCGGTTGTAAATTTAGCAGTACCTTGCCCGGTTAAAAGCAGTGCCGCGCTTCCCGCTTCTGTACTGCCAAAGAAGTCGCTTATGCTCCCGCCTGTTTTGGCCGCCTCCCCTTCTAACATTTGCAAAGCAGATTGAAGGTTTCCCCCGCTGGCAATGAACTCCCTAAACGATTGCCCCGCCACCCGCTCGAAAGTTTCCGCCGTTTTGCTTCCTTCCTTGCTCAATTCGACTAACAATTGTCTTAATTGAGTAGTCGCCACGCTGGTTGGTACGCCCGCCGCTGTCATGGCGGAAATTGCCGCCGTGATATTTCCGAACTCCACCCCGGTTGATGACGCAGTTGGTATCACGTTGAAGAGGCTTTTACTCAATTCGTCAAATGTGGTTTTGCCACCTTTGACAGCGGTAAACATGAGGTCGGACGCTTGCGCCGCGTCTATCACGTCCGCGCCGTATGCGTTGACTACCGATGTGATCCCGTTGACCGTTGTTTCCAAATCGGTAACACCACCCCGCGCCGCGTCGCTGGCAATTTTCAAAAACTCAAAAGCATTTTCTTTGGGTACGCCCGCGCTTATAGCTTGGTACAAAGCGGGGATCGTTTCGTCACTTGTGCGCCCTACCGATACGCCAAAGTCTAAAACATCGGCTTTCATTTCGTTCATTGCCGCGCCTGATATGCCCGGCAAAAGTGTGTAGACCTCAGTCAGCCCGCCTTGAAATTGCTTAAATTCCGCGCTTGATTCTTGAGCAAAACGAACGGCCGCCGCGCCTGCCTGCTGAAAAGCCCCGACAATTGAAACGCCAAGAACCGTTTCGGCTACCTGCCCAAAACGGCTTACCACGCCTTTGCTTTCTTCTATTTGTGGGTTTAGTTGGCTGT